GTTTTTACAACGATATTGTATTTGTTATTTTGTTTCCACGACATAGGTATAATTTCCGGTATACCATCCGGATTGATTTTAGCTGTAACGATCTGATCAAAGTGTTCTATTGAGTATTCGCAAAGAGAAATATAGCTTTTAGTTTCTTCAAGATAGTGATACTTATGACATTCTGCATATCCTTTTAAGCCGAGAAAGAGATATGCATTCATAAGCTGCTCATGAACCATCATACCATTTACCATATGTGATGCCATTCTTGAAAAGAGTTCTACTACGGACATTCCGATACGCCTCCTAGGTTAATACTATTTCATACTATAAGTCAGTTAATAGGCTTCAAGTTTTCTGATTACATTATCGATAGCCATTTTTGTATCACGATCAGGAGCTTCAGGTTTCATTGCCTCAAGCTTATGAATCATGTTCTCAACTTCGAGCCCGTTATGTCCATTGTGTCTATAATACGGATAATGGCCATTCATCATAGGATAGGCTTCGGAATATCTTTCAGTGTATCCATCACGAATCATCGGACCATCTGAATAGCTCATTCCTCTGCCTCTATACATTTCAGGCATACGATTTCTGGATCTATAATACCTTTCAGAATAGCCTTCATCCATATCATTACAACACGCACAAATCTCTTCTATTTTCTTAATTGCTTCAATCGCTTTATTGGCTGCTTCTGCATCTGTAGGAGTGAGTTCTCCCTTTTTATTGATCTTCTTAATCTCATCCAGATAAAGCTCTTTCAAGTTTTCAAGTTCTTTCATGGGATTCTCCCTCCTTTCTTACTGTATCTGATCAATAGTGATGTTAAGATTCTGAATGTTAATATTCTGAGCAGGAACGTAATCAGCGGCCTCACTTGCAGACACATTGCCGAAACGAATTCTACTGCAGCATCCACGAGGAACACGAATAATATCAGAAACTGTGACATTATCATATGTATCAACTACAGTAGGACTCGAAATCGCTCTTGTAGTAATCCTAACGTCTCCATCAACAGAAAAAGCGACTGCAATCGGAACAATGGTAGCTCCCTCAGGAAGAGCAATGTTCGCAATAGCAGTCACTTTATACTTGGCAAAAGCTGCGCCAAAAGTCTTCGGAATACCTCTAAGGAGAATAGTTGGCGTCTCATCTTCATGCAGAATTTTTCCGCAAGGGCATCCACTGATCGTATTGACAATGGCGCCCTGATTCAACGCAACTGTTTGAATTGCATTGTACCCATAAGACGGCATATTTCATCCCTCCTTAGAAGTTACCGCAACCGCAGCCTGCATTTCCCTGATTTCCGCAAGTAAAGATAGGAGTGCGTCCATATACAGGAGTTGAAGGAACAGGGCAATTGTTCAGTCTGTTGTAAAGTGCATCAACCTCGTTAGCAAAGCCCTGCTGAATGATCGCATTTTGATTTGCTGCAGCAAGCTGAGACTGAAGTCCGCTGTTCTCTCTCTGAGCCTGAGCAAGCTGGCCTTTAACACCTTCAAGCTCAAGACTGCAAAGCTTATCCTGAATAGACTGAATGCCGTTGTTGATAGTATTTACAAGCTGCTGAGTATTAGCGTTCTGTGCGGTAGTAACATCGAACAGAGCGTTTGTCACTGCCTGACGGTCACTGCAAGCCTCTGTTGCTACGGTGTACTTAAGATCGGCAATATTCGCACGGTTGTCGCAAAGAGCAGCCTGCTGATTCATAGCGATAGCGTTCATCTGATTCATGTTTGCCATCTGTCTGCTATTTGCTGCGATCTCAGCCTGTGCGAAACCGTTTGCCACAGTCGCATTCACACCTGAAAAGCCGTTACAAAGCTGAGTAGCAATTCCGTTCACTCCTGCCTGAATGCCGTTGATGCCACCCATTACTGCCTGCTGATCGAAGCCTCTCTGAACATCGGAATTTGTGGTGTTGTTCATCATGTACGGCATCATGCCATTTCCGTTACCTACACCAAATCCGTTACCCCATCCACCGAACATAGCGAAGAGGAACAAGATGATAATCCAGAACGATCCGTCACATCCCCAGCCCATTGAGCCGTAGCCACCATTTCCCATCATAGGAGATACAGGCATTACCATGTTACCATTTCCATCATTTACTAAGGACATAACAATTCTCCTTCCTTAAGTCATGATTTGTGCTGTGGTTTACGAGTTCCATATTTAGTTGTAAATATAAATAAAGCTACCCAAGTATTCGTGTACGCACACGTGGAGATTACTGCTTAAACATCTCCTTAAATTGGGTAGCCATATTACTCAAGTTATTAAATTGTTCCTGTGTCATCTGACCTGAATTTAGTAGATTTTGTACCTGCTGCTGCGGATCACCTTGAAAATTCTCTTTGAACTGTTTGAATCTCTGAATTAGATTTATAGGTCCAGATCCGTTACCGCCGTTAAATCTGTTGTAGAAAGGATTTGGCATAACTATTCACCTCACTCACTTAATGCCTGATTCACGAGTTCTTTTACCTTTGATTCAAGGTCACTCATTTTGACGTACTCAGATAAATCAATCTGAGGCTGTTTAGGCTGCGACGCTACTACATTTTCACGCTTCACAAGATCATAAGTTTCCATTGGAAGCGGACGTCCTGATGTATCTGTTGACTTCATGTAGAGAACAGGTGCTTCACTATCCATAAGTAAGACTGAATTACCTGCACCAACAGGGTATGCTTTAGCAGCTGCTTCTCCCTGAACCCAGACGAAACCTGCATTGTTTGATTGTGGCTGTTGCATCTGAGGCTGCATTTGCATTTGATTCATCTGCATATTGTTCATAGGTGTCTGAGAATACTGCGGACCAAAGTTTCCCATAGGTGTCGGATAATAATTTCCATAGTTGTATGCCATAATCATTTCTCCTTTCGATTAATCGGCTTTAACCCAGTAGTAGGATGGAATTTCATCTCCAGAATCCCAAATGTCATAGTAATCACCGTCTCTTACTGCTACGACATGTCCTCCTCCTTCACCGTGACTTACTATCACGAGAATGTAAGTACCAATCGGATGGTCGTAGCAGAAATCTTTCACGGTATAACAAACAGGGCAGGTATTTGGAATAACGTAACGTCTGAAGCCGCGTTGTTTCAAATAACCTGCCCAAATATGATTAGCTTCCGGCATGTCATGAAATTTAACACACTCGACAGCTATATGTACAAAAGTTGTTTCCCAATCTTGATCCGTTGCAAATGAAACCGCTCGAATAACACAGTCAATAGTCTTACGCTTCGACGGATTCATGTTAAAGTAGATATAGGACATGATTTTGTAGATAAGTGATAAATATAATATTTACTTAGTTATTGAAAATGTCCTTTAATACTGATATTTATGTTCTTGCTACATTCGGCTGAATATCCTTCAAAACTGACCATATTGCATTTGCATACTGTTTCCCACCCGCTTCTGACTGGTGAATGGTATCTTGCAAATATTCTGGATGGCAATAATTTATTGATGCCATAGACCCAGCATCAATACAATAGCATCCAAGATATTTAGCAATTTTCCGCATAGCGTCCTGATAATCATTTTGCGTTTTTCCATATCCGTCTTTTTTCCACGGTCTTAAATCAATTGGGTGAGTTTGTCCCTGCGGAGTAATCCATATTTTCCCCGTATTGTCAGTTAGCAAACATACAACAGCGTTAGAGTTTTGCAAACAATGAGTGATTGCTAAAAACATAGCACCAAAAAGTGTTGTATCATCTACATTATCTGGTGTTAAACTTTCAAGATCTCCAATTTCGCAAGCGCCAAAATCATTAACAAAACCATCAATTGTAATCAGGTCTGCATCAGATAAATCTGTACTAAGAATACGTCTTAAAATGGTATCCCTGTCTGAAGTTGCTTCATTGGTAATGCGCGAACCTCCAAGTGCATAATTGTGGTGCTCAAGACCACTCAAAGCAACCAAATAAGGCGGGTATTTTCCAGTAACTCCAGGAAGATCATACGGCATTGAGAACGTTGTATCAGAAATTGATGTACCGAAGGCATACCATTTTTTCCCCTCCCATTGCTTGTTTTTCCTGCCATAATGCAGTTTTCTGCGGTATTCGTTTCTTATAGTTACTACGGATGTATCGCTGGGATTCTTATTTACAACTGCCATGAATTTTTGATTCGCCGGCATCAAATAGCTATCTGTAAACCAGCCAACAGTGCCTGTACATTTTCCACTCGCATCAAATAGTCTCAGCAAAAACTGATAGCCGCTGTCAACAGATAAAACAGCATCAAACGGAATAGATACTATCTTTTCTGTGGAATTGTAATACATTGCGGCAACAGGATCTATAGTTCCTTCTGTCGTTGCAATTCCAGAAACAAAGTTTGCATCTATTACACCTTCTTCAAGACAAAGATCACTTGTTAAGCCCTCAAGGTCAGTTATTCGCATACCGTATTTGTTATAACTTACTTTTGATCTCCATTCATTCGTTGCAGGGCGAACAGTATAATCAATCGGGTCTGTCCGGAGCGTTATCATCAATTTTTGATTTTCGTCAACTTCATGCGCTCCCGAGAACCATATAATTGTTTTTGAATATGTCCCGTCCTGATTGAACAAGCGAAGCAATGCGTTATATCCCTGCTCTATGGTTATTAAAGTTTTGTAAGGAACAGAAACAATTTTTGCTGTAGAACTGTAGTAGAGAGTGTTATCAGTATCTATTGTCCCGCTCGTTGTTGCCAAGCCTGGTACGAAATCAACATCAAACATCCCAATAGATTCCGATAAATCTTTAATGATACCAGAATCTTCAAAAATAATTCTCTTACTAACTGCAAATGTTTCTGTATCATTTGTTCCATCAACACGCAACGTAAATCTCACAAAGCTACACGTAGATGGCGTTTCAAAATCCCCTCCGCCATGAGCTGGAACAAAATAACCGCCAGAAATAAAGTTTTTACTGCTATCGTAAAAACAAGCACACGTTGATGTATTATAGTTTCCGTAGTTTGTGCCTTTATATTGATATTTTGCCCCCGATTCTACGGGAAGATAATCAGTAACAACCCAGGTTGTCGTAGTAGTTGCCGACTGTTCTCCGCTTGCGCTTAAAATTCCAGATGTGTTTTTGCTTTTATCGTACCAGTTACTTAATATCTGCCCTTCTGAGTTAATCAAAGCACTCTTTAAGTCACCGATAGACTCACTTAAATCTGCCTTTAAACTATTTATCTCATTCTCAACATCAGCATTATTAGCCAATTTCTGCCAGCTACTCCAAGCTACAGGACTGCCGCCTGTTGTTCTGAAATACATAGTAGCGTTATCACCAGATCGCTCTGTAGCAATCATTACTTGACCGACGCCCATCGTTGTAGCAACTTTATATGTATAATGAATAATACTAAGTGCTGCGTTAGAAGGAAGATTTGTAATGTTAGACTGAAGACCGGCTGCATATGCATATATACTGTTAATAGGCTGGTCATTAACATTTGTAATAATCGAACTATAATTGCTTGCCGTTACGCTTACGTTTGAAGACTTAATAGCCTTATCAATACCGCCATTAAGTGAATTAAGTATAGCCTTAACATTTACTTTTCTTGTTCCTTGAGAAGATCCATCAACAAAAAGCACATCATCATTTGCAAAATCCTCTGTTGGATAATTAATTGCACCATAAGTTGTTATTCGCTTTGTAACTAATTCATCCGCCATATCATTACCCTTTCAGTCCTTCTAAAATCTTATTCCATGTTTTCGTTCCGCAGACGCCATCGGGAGTAAGTCCAACAGCTTCTTGGAAATGTGCAAGTGCATAAATAGTGTTACCGCCTGCTTCACCGTCTACAGCTACAGGTTTACCGTTAACTCCCGTGTATCCTTCAGCAAAAAGAATCGACTGTAAGATAATTACAGAAGCCGATGCTGATCCTGCGCTCACAGGTTCAAGCTTATAAGACGTTTTCCTTGTAACTACAGGCTTATCTTGTGCCTCATTTTGAATTGGCTTCTCAGAACTGTTTCCTGCAGGCTTCGAGATATAGCCAAACGGATCACAATTCCCATTCGCACCATCCGGAAAACAATAAAAGGTCCAGCTACTGCCGAACCTGTTCTTTATTTTCGTTACATCTTTTATATAAGCTGATCTGTCAAGCGGATTAATAGGTTTACCGTTATTCGTAGCTGATGTGATATCATAAAGCCAGTCATACTCATCTACGTAACTTGGAAGCGTACGGTTTCCTCTAAGAATCACATCACCGACTGCTTCAATACAAGACGTCGGAGCACAATAATTATTCATCCGCTCTCTTACCGATTTCTCATTACTCCACCAGCCGCTATAAAGTACACAATCATATGGATTCTTGTACTTATTTTTCTGATACTTCTCATAGTAATTAAGGCAGTGAGATGCACAGGCAGCTACACCTTTCACATTGCCCTGCTCCAAATAGAAGACATTAGCAAGCTGTCTAATCTCAGTATCAGTTAAATTGTAAGTTTTAAACGCCACAGCATATCACCTCCTTAATACATGAGAACTGCTTGTCCTTTATCGTTTACTACTATGTTACCTTCTGCGTCAATTAGCACGGGATAAGTAAATATCTCTTCCAATTCGTTTATTGCAGGAAGTCTGGAATATGTTGTAGCTGTACCGTATAGTACATCTTCCAAATTCTTTTTAAGATTCGGTGACATTTCAGTAGTATCTATCATAAAATGAGCGCATGGTAAATAATTGTCAATGAATGGATTTGGAAGAGTTGTTATCTCCCATGAAAGAGTCATCACATCAGGTGAATTATTGATAGTGTTATAAGCTCTTTCAGAAGGAGCAGCAATTGCTTCGTAAACCAAATGAATCTTTTCACCATGCGAAACACCTTTTGTATCATTACCTATTGTTGTAGTATAACAAAGACCAAATCTGCTTCTTTTCTGCTGTGTTGCATATAACCCATTTTTCACAAGAGCAGTTCCGTCACAGGCATAAAACTCAACAGGACACTGATATGCTTCGATTGTAGCTTTAAATTCTTCAGTTGAAATCTGCGATGAATATTTCACTCCATCAGACCAAAAAGCATTTTCTTCTCCACCCTCATGCCGTTCAGTGATACTTGTTACGCCACTCCATGCAACTCCTGAATGATATGTAGATCCTTCCTTAACAAAAAGGACACAGTTTTTAATTCCGAGTTCGAACGTTCTCTTCCCGGTATCATCCCAATGTAATCTGCTCATAGTGTCCTCCCGTTAATCATCGTATATCCAAGTTGCACTACCTGTAATAATGTCTCCTGTAGTTATAGCACTCTTTACAACTATACCTATTCTAAAATTGTTAGAACTTGAAGAAACATAAATTTGTGTAGACCTCTTTGTTGTTTCATTGTTGCCTGTATTGAATCTTGTATAAGCATTGATACTGAATCTCGAATCGTAAGTAAACAAATTGTAATCACCGTAATTTGCAGCAACATCTACTAAAGCTTTTGCTCTAAATTGCATCTGTACTGAATGACCGCTTCTCTTAAAATACATTGCCTGTACTTCAATTCGATTCGTATAAGCTTCATAGTGTATATTATATGAAGGATTCTCAACAGTAATGCCTGTGGTATTGCTGATATTACGAACAAGCTTCATCTGTCTGGTAGTAAGAGTGTCACTGTTAACTCCAAGCGTATACTTAGAATTGGCAGGATTGGTAATGTCTATATTCGATGCTGTACAAATATAAGCTTTATGTATACCGTGTGGCTCTGAACGAACTTCAACAAATGTTCCGACTTTAATATTACCTGCCGTGTTATCAACAAGTCCCATGTCAAAAGCAGACACTTCAATAGTCATAGAGCTTTCAATATTTTTTGCCAGATATTCAATGGCTTTTTCAGCAAGAACATTTATGTCCGTAATGTCGCCAAAATCAACATGGCGAACGATAATGCCGTACATCTTAGCGCCGACATCACTGATAATATAATCAGAACCGCCATATAGTCCAAGAGTAAGTGTTTTCTTTACGCCTTCACTGACTTCAACTTCTCCACCTGTAGGAAGTATCGCAGTAAACACTTCAGATGCATCATAAGCCTCTGTAAGATCAAGTAAATTTTCACCAAACACAATAGGCTGAGTTGATGTATCTTCTGTGCCGTCAGGATAATAGTAAATGGTATTATCCTCTACCCACATCCTTCCG